GGGGCGCGAGGTGGACGTGGTCCACGACGACGGGCTGGGCGGACGAGGAGCGATCGGACGGCCATTCGAGCCGCACGAACAGGTAACTGGCGGCGCGAGGAGCGTCCATTGCGCCGGCCGGTGCGTCTGGACATGCAGGAAACGGGAGGGACAGGGAGAAATGTGGGAGAGCGGGTGTTGAAAATGCCAATCCGGGTATATTTAACGGCCCCCCGGAGGGCCACGAAACTAGACATTGGCAGGTAGTTTAACGCCGTGCCCAGGGCGCTTAGAAAAGAGGCTCCTCGTTCTCATCCTCAATGGCCTCAAGATCCAGCATCTGACGGAAGGGAGCGAAATTGAGCTCGGCGGGCAAACTCTTGATGGAGTCGAGCAGTTTCTCGTATTGTAGCTCATGCTCGCGTGTGAGGCCATACAACTCGTGGATCATGAGCCAAGTTTCATCAGTGGCTTCGGCAGGGGTGGTCGTAGGCACCCAGTCAGCGTACTTCCTGTTTTCCCACTTGACCGGGACCACGCCGTCGGTGAGTTGCGTCATCCGCCGCCAGTACGTGCGCAAGAAAGGGACAAACCGGCATTGGGGGAGGCGGCCAAGACTCTCGGCCCGAGCAACCTGGCGGAGAAATCGCTCGTCCTGCCGCGGCAAGTCTATGAACCACCCTTGGCGCGCGACCCAGCGGCCTGGTTTGGGGCCGAGGATGGTGCCGGCAGTGGTCGGCCAGAACAGACCGCTACAGAAGGAAGCACGATACTTGGCGTACGGCCCAGTGTGGCTCTTTGGTTTGTAGTCAAAGCCAAGGTTAGCGCTGATGCGGCGCCAGAAAGCAGGGTCGGGAAGGTTTTCACCGCGCAGGAGACTGTCATCGCCAGAGAACATACCGCGCGCGTCCGATGCAGCCATGGCTCGTGTGGCATCAAGCAACTTTGGAGTGACGCGCTCTCTCGCTTGTTCGTGCACAAGCTCCTGGAGAATGACGGGTTGAACAGGGCGGAAAGGCACGAGATCGCGCGCGAGGGGGCGCTCATGGGCCCACCAAATGTCGAAGGCACGCGCACATTCTATGCAGTGGGGGAAAGGAGTGTTGGGTAGCTCGCAAAATATGCAGGAGTCACGGTGGTGCCAGAGCGCGATGGTGAAGGTCTTGCGGCTAATGTTGCTCGCGGTGTTAGCGCTATAAGTGTCAAGGTTGCCACTGTGGACCGGCCAGTAGCGAGTGATAAGCGCATACCAAGCCTTGACGAAGCCGGTGGTGGGCCCAGCCATCCACTGGACGTCCATGATGTTGGGCCCGGAAACGACATCTTCCATTGTTTCGTAGACCATTTCCTGTGGATTTGAAACGCCTTCCTCGCCGCAGTTGTGCACGTCGAAATTAGAATCGTCGCCTTCCTCGTAGGTGTGATTGGAATGGGCCTCATGTGAATGGTATCGACCCATCTCCTCAGGCGACGCGCCGCAAGGAACGCACCAGGGTTTGTCGAGATTGGGATGGAGCCACCGCTTCATGTGGTTCTGGAAACCCATGACCTTGTGGACCACTGCAAGGTGATGGGCAGCTTTGGTGGTCTGAATGCCGCGGGGCCGGTTGCCAGTCCAGCCGCTGGCAGTGATCTTGGTGTAGAGTTCGCGCTTCATGAAGATGCCGCGGGCAAAGGCGTTGGCTGGCAACCCAAATTGAAGAAACCAAAGCTCTAAGTGGAGCTGGCGTTGCATGTTGGCGTTGTACTTTGAAATCCAATCGAGCGGCCGCGCAGGCTCACCAGCATGATGCGGGCCAAACATGACGGCTGAGTTCTCGCGGTGCCAATAGTGCCACACGTTCATGAGGGTCTGGGAGAACAAGGGCATGGTGCGGAACCGGGGCAACAACATGCGCCGCTTGATCATGGCGAGATAACTGGCGTGGCTCCGGTCGTAGCAAGCGGGCATGACACTCATGGTGTTGACGATGCCATAGACGGTGATGGGTCGCTCAGGCTTGGGCAGGGGGGCGCGTTCCCGAATAATAAGTTGCGCGTCACGGTCGATAGGGAGAGCCTCAAGCTCAGCCTCCCCAGACACGGGAGGAAAAGTGGGCAGACGGGGAATGCCAATGAGCTCGCGTACGCGTGTCTCAGTAGGCGCGACGCGCTGGGCTTCGTACTGCTCTTCGAAGTCCCGGGCTAAACGGAAAACAGGCCGGACGGGGGTACGCCAACCACGCATGAGCGCACTTCGTACATTGGACAGGGCCCACCCGAGGTTTCCAGTGTCGTAGAGAGCGTGAGTGAAAGCGACCGAACAAATGGCGGCAGCGGGCCGCCTAAGCACTCGGGGAGCGAAGCAGGCGGCAAGGCCGGCAAGACCAGCGATAAGGAGTGAAAGCCAAGGAAACTTAGGAATGAATGCGTTCTTGAGCAGGTCATTGTACGCGCCAATAGCTCGAGCGTGGCTTTGGATGGTCGTGAGAGCGTCAACGCCAGATTTAAGATCAATGACCGTGAGAGCGACAAGCGGCGCAACAGACTCCGCAAGAATAGGCTCAGGAAGGTCCGTGTCCTTGAGTGCACGGCGCGCCTCACCGGACAACTGAGACACGAGATCGTTCGTTCGGGGGCGGAGACCGGCCCAAGCGCGCAAGCGGTGATAGGCGGCAGAAGGAACAGCATATCGGCGGCCACCCAAAGTCGTTCCAATGTAATCATGGCCGAGCTGCATAAGAGTAGTGACGCCCAGTTGAACAAGATCGGCAGTGTGGGATGCCACAGGGAGGGGTACGTGGGGCACACAACTAAGCGGATAGGTCCCAGGCCGAACCGCGAATTGTACGACGACACTAGCCTCGTTCCCAAAGATGAAAGTCCATCCGAGCGTGTGGCCGTCAATGTGGGCACCACCGCTACGGAGCCAGTTGATAGATGGGTGCTTGTAAGAATAACACGCGTTGTTGGCGAAAAATTCGACGCTCTCGCCATCATTGTAAAACCACCCATCCCGCAGGAGCTGGCCACAACCAGCAAAGACGTTGTGAACGGTCGCAATAAGAGTCTGCCTTCGTGTTCGTCGACAGATGCGATAGACCTGTTCAGGTGCAAGATAATACAGGCTGTGGGTGGCAACGGCGATGTCAGGATCAACGCACTCACAGTCTTGAGCAAGGTGCGTACAGACTGTGACGCCGATGGGCACAGGGCGCGACACGTTGCGGACGATATCAGCTTGGTCGAGAATCGGGCAAGCGCAGTGGACTTGAACTCCAGCTCGGAACGCGCGCCTGGGATTGCCGCCGACGTCCAGAACGGTGCGAGGGTTGAAAATGCGTTGGGCATAATCCCACGTGCTCTCCTCATCGAGAAGTCGCGTGGTGTTGAGGATGGGGTGCTGAGAGGCATGGAGGGGGGGCCGGAAGACGACTCTGTAGGAGGGGTAGAGGCGTTCGAGAAGGCGCAGTTGAGCGGCGGAAAGGTGGTACGAGACGTGGACCACGGTGCGTGAATTATGGGCGTCGAGGTGCTGTGAGACTGAATTGAAACGCTCGACGTCGCCGGTGTCAACTTTGGATTCGAACAGAGCGTATGGGTGAGGCTGGGGCGCAACGGCCATACTTCCCTTACGGGCAAGAAAGGGCGCACGCTACGGAGAAACACACAGGAAGAGTTCGCAGACGGGACGGCACGGGACGGTCGCGACGGCAAGAACAATTCCGAGGGTGATCGACGCACAAAGGATGATGCAAATTCC